GATGACGTCATTGCTAACGGTGGTGATGAAACAGACGACGTTAAATTAAATCAGCGTAGCCGCGACAATCACTACTATCAGTTTGAAGATCAGTGGTTGGCTTACATGCTTGGCTCTTACGCATAGGAGATACAGATATGATTACAATATTTCAAATTCAGTTGACTGATGATCAGATTGATCATATTAATGAGCATGGTCACGACAGCGTACCTGCTCAACATGCACGCATAAAGTTGTTAATGTCAGGCAGTGATGCATGGAAGCCAGAGTACTTTCAATACTTCACTCGTACGGTTGAGTGTCTGGCTGATAATCTGGAAGGTGCGTTTGAAGAAACAAACTTGTGGAATCGTCCAGAGACTAAGAAGCTGACAGAGCGTGTTTGTAGCTCTTCTGTTGGTGATGTTTTTGAACGCAACGGTGAGTACTTCATTGTTGATAACTTTGGTTTTTCTCAGATTGAATTAAACGCTGCAACCGCAGCGTAGGAGATGGTATGGGAATGGGAAATCGGCTACTTGGTTTTGAAGATGAATACTTCGCCAACGCCCGTCGAGTAGCAAAACTTGGGCAGTACAGCAACTTCAAGCAGTTCATGGAAGCCATGAATGACAGTTCCTACTTGATTGAACACTGGAGGACTCGCGCTGAGAAGTTGGCTGTGGAAGATGAGCTGTATAGCTTGTATATGAAATATGGAAAGGAAAAATAGAATGAGTTTTGATAAGAACGCACGTTTAAAGTTGATTAAGAAAGCAGCGCAGCGCATTAAGGCACAGAAGGTGCGTGATGCACGCGATGCTTTTGATAACAGTAGCAAGGATGAGCGCTACTGGACTGACGCATCTGCATATGCAGAACAACACTATGGTGAGACATATCGAGCTACTACTAGTTTGGATGATGATTGGGGGTAAACCCCCGTTATAAATAGTCTTACCACTCACACTCAAGGAGAGAATATCATGTTTATTGATCCTCTGTTAGCTAAATGGGCAGTCTTTATTGGCTTTGGTATCAGTGTATTCATGGCTGGATTTAACTGGGCAGGCATTCGGAGACAGAGCGCTTCCATAGAGACTATAGAATGGTTAATACAGAATGGCTTTTTGAAGGCAGAACAAGCAGAAGATGGTGAGTGGGATCTTTATCCCATAGATGACGAAGAAGAAGAAGAAAAATAACTGTTGACTTTAGTTAGATTTTATGGTATAATGTAATTATATAATGAATGAGGTGAATTACTATGGCTCGTAGAAAACTTACTCCAGAGGAGATGGCTGCCAAGGTAGCTAAGATGAAAGCGACCAAAGCTGCTAACAAGAAGGCGGCGTTAGAATCTCTTGGTGTTGAAGCACCTAAGAAGAAGAAGATTCGACGTCGTCGCAAGCCTATGACAGATGAGCAAAAAGAAGCTGCTCGTCTTCGATTAGAAAAGGCACGTGCAGCGCGTGCTCCATCCACTAACAAATATATTCATGAAGAGGTACGTAACCTACCTGACGATGATCCATTCTCTCTTGCAAAAGTACGTGAGTGGATTAAAGAAAATAAAGCCCTTCTCAGCAGCATTCGTAACTATCAGTTCTCAAAAGTTGAGTCTGAGCGTCGAATGTATAGAAACACCAAAATCTATGTAACCAATCTGGAAGCATATCTTCGAGATGGTGTATATCGTGACAATCGTTTCGGTGCTATGGGAGAGGGTAAAATCGTATATCAGGTACTTTCGCTGGCCTATGATAAGGATGGTAATCCTAAACGTACTGTTGGCTGGTATTATTCAGACATCGGTATCTATACACAGAAAATGGCGGACGACGATGCAAGAAGAAAAGCAGTTCCTGACGAAAACTAAGTTTGCGAAAATGATAGAGGCAGTTGTAGCCAGAGATAATTCATTATCTTATATGGACGCTGTCATCCATCTTTGTGAACAAATGAATGTTGAGTTGGAGGAGGTACGTAAGTTTATCTCCCCCGCCATCAAAGCCAAGATTGAAGCCGAGGCAATGCGCCTCAATTTTTTACCCAGAGGTAATGAGTTGCCTATTGAGTAAAAATGATATATAATGGTTGTTATCATGTATAACGTGAACAAAAACATACACACATATTAAAACATACGGAGAAAATATATGTCATTTGCATCATTGAAATCTAACCGCGCCGACCTATCTAAGCTGGTCGAGCAAGCCAAAGAGACATCAGGCAACGCGTCTAAGCGTCAGTCAGATGATCCTCGTTTTTGGCAACCCACACGCGATAAGGCTGGTAACGGCTACGCGATCATCCGTTTCCTTCCTGGCAATCCAGATGCAGCAACGCCTTGGGTTCGCTATTGGGATCACGGATTTAAAGGACCATCTGGTCAGTGGTACATTGAGAAGTCTCTCACTTCCATTGGTCAACAGGATCCTCTATCGGAACTGAACAGCAAGATGTGGAACTCAGGCGTTGAGTCTGATAAAGCTATTGTACGTCAACGTAAGCGTAACCTACGTTATGTTGCCAATGTTCTAATTGTATCAGATCCATCATCTCCAGAGAATGAAGGTCAGGTTAAACTGTACCGCTTTGGTAAGAAGATTTTTGATAAGATCATGGACTCTATGCAGCCACAGTTCCCGGATGAGAAGCCTGTCAATCCTTTTGACATGTGGGAAGGTGCCGATTTTACAATTAAGATTCGTAAGGTTGAGGGATATCCTAATTACGATGCGTCGAGCTTTAAGGCACCTTCTGCAATCAGCGATGATGATGCTGATTTAGAAGCAATGTATAATAAGCAACACGAATTGGGTGAGTGGGTTGATCCTAAGAACTACAAGTCTTATGATGAGTTGAAGAAGCGCTTACATATGGTATTGGGTGAAGCAGCTCCTGTTGAACGGACTCTTAGAGAGCCTGTTGCACGTGCCGCTGAACCAACAGCTGTTGCTGAACCGGAACCAGCGCGAACTGCAGAGCCACCTAAAGTAGCTACTGCAGAGAACGACTTGAGTGAAGACGATACGATGAGTTACTTTGCAAAGTTAGCCGCAGAGGACTAACGTAACACCACACCCCCAATGGGATAGTGTGGATCGAAACGATCGGCCGGATTAATATCCGGTTCGATCAACGCGGTATTGTTAACAACATTGGTAGTTTGATTGTTTGATAGCGTGGCATTTATTCCATCCATTTTCTCATTGAGAAGATACCTTTGGCCATTGATGGCCAATATATCTTCAATTCGCTTGTCCTCGATAGCTGCAATTTTTGCTGCATTCCCACTTTTTTTGTTTAGAGACTCATTACTCCAATCTCGCAAACTATATAATCCCGCTTCCTGCGCAAGTAGTGCACCACCTGGCACCTTTTCCATCGCTGAGATCAGTGGTGTCACTACAGCCGCCAATAAGGCGGCGGGCAATTTACCAACCCAATCACTAAACTTATAAAACCCTGTCTTCACAGTTGCAACTGTCTCTACCCACGCCTCTTCGATATCCAACATTAGCAGGTCCATACTAAGCGGGATCGTAGCAACTGCATAATCCTTTGCGTTAGCCAATTTTTCGAGGCCCTCATTAAACAGAACAGAACTTCTGTTGTAAGCAGCACCAACTTTCTCGTGGATACTCTGCGCAAATTCTTGCCTAGCTTGCATCAGATTTACATCTTTTGGTTCATATTCGACCCCAACCTTTTCGAGAGCCCACTTGAGGGTCGGCTGCAAAATATTGTTTGTAACATATTCAGCCGCTAACGTGAGAGCACTTGTCCTCCAATTAATGAACTTCTTGGCCCTGGCCCCCCTGCTTATCTCAGCAACATCACCTTCTGGGCCAGACTCGCCAACGAACCAATCGACAACATCTTCTGAAATTGCAAACGCCTTATCAACCAATTTCCCAACCAAAGTAGTGAATCGTGTGTGTTCTGTAACCCAATCAGCTGCTTGCTTCTGGCCAGCTTTCATCAGAGACCACGCTACAAGATCCCCTAGCAATTCGAGAGGTGAACCAATAAAATCCACCATGGTTGCTTTTATACCTTCCTTTGTCTTTTCATAAAATGTTCCCTCTGTTTTCTGGAATGCTGTTACACCATCGAATAAAGCCATTACAATCGATATGGGCCATAGGATTCTATTGATCAATTTCAGAAAACCGCCTGCTTTGCGGCCAAGCAAACCAAATTTCTCCATGATCCACAATCCCAGCGGTGAAGCTTTTAATGCAACTACACCAGCCGACAATGCCTTGAGTGGTTTTAATAAAAACTCAACAGCTTTCTCAGCAGCAAGCCAAACCTTACCCGTGCCTGTTATATTTACTGTTGGTAAACCATCAACACCAATACCAAAATACTTTAACAACATGTTAGCTTTCATGGTCTTGAAGTGGGTGGCTATCTGAGTAGTTATGGGAGTCTTTAGTGTAGTGTCTTTTGAATTTAAATCCTTTAGATCAGCGCTTAGGCCAAACCACCCGAGAATATTGGCCCGCATATTTACATACTTTTGAGTGATAGCGGCCGCTATTGAGGACGGGAACAATGCCTTTAGATTGAGTTCTGTTGTAGCAAGACGTTTGAGGAGGGGGAGCTCCCAACCACGCATCCCAGCAAACCATGCTGTTACGGCGGCCGCACCAGCCAGAAGTGGTCTGAGTAACAAACGCAAGGACATGGGATTAAGTAAAAGACCCAGGTTGGGCATCGAAAAGCCAGACATAGCCGCAGCCGTACCGGCCGCAGCGGGGCCGCGACCTTTTATCTTCCGCTGCGCTTTCTTTCTATTTTCAAGATCGTCAAGTCGATTTCTTTCGATTGATTGCACAAAGGACTCGATGTTAGTCGCCGTCTTTGTGATTCCCTCGTTATTTATTTTTAGCTGATCTACAACATCTTGTAGTGTGGTCATTGCCTGGCCTCTTGTCTGGCTTGTTCTTCTGCTTTAATATGATCTATCAATAATGAAATGTAAACTTCTCGCTCCCATGGCATCATTTCGTCTATCTCACTCAAACTGTATTTATGGTGTTGCATTAAAGAAAACGTAGTTTGAAAGTGATTAATTAGGTTATTGTGAGATAGACATACTAGAAAAAACTCTGCATGCCCTGCAACTCAATAGAGTTGTCCTTCTCACACTTGCTGCACTTAAACTCAACATCATGTTTTAGTGATGGCATCGATTCAATAAAAGTCTGAATCTTGCTGAATTGACTTCTATGCATTGACTCTATAAACTCTTGAATTTCATCAGCAGCAACATCGACTAGGTCAATGCGCTCATCTTCTGTGTGTACAGCAACCAAGCATGCTCTTAGTATAGCAAACATTTGATCAGTCTGGTTGTTGTCAGGATTCATTCTACTGATAGATCTGTATGAAGGCCATTGAACCTCCACTCGTATGTTATCATCAATCTCAATAATCTTTTCTAGCTGAGGAACCTCCAGTGCAATTGAGTCTACATCAATTACAATTTCGTTTTCCTCTTCACAATCGTCACACTTGACACTAACTTCAGCAGTCTCACCCACAGATTTTGCTCTGAGCTTGGTGAACATATACTCCACGTCAAATGTAGTCGCTTCTTTCTTATCGAACCCTTCCTCTATACACGCATCCAGCGTATCAACAATTGAATCGAGCATTTGAGCAGTGTCATTAGACTCCATTGCCATCATCAATATCTTTTCCTCTTTGACGAGGAATGGTCTGAAACGCACTTCCTTGCCCGTAGAGGGAATGTTCATCTTGTATTTTGGAAAGGCATTTATCTTAGGTAAGGCCATGATTTATTCATCCTATGTTGTGTTTATATACCACGTGGGGTATTACGCTCACGTTTCTGATTTCGCTTCTGTAGCCGAGCAAAGTCTGAGTTCTGGTCAATTCGCTTCCAGTTTCTGTAGGACATCTGCACATTCAATTGCACGAGTCCGTCTTGTTCGTTATTTAGGGATATGGAATTCATTGTGGTTGGGAATGCATCTTCCAATTCAACCTTATACACCACCTTATCTTTAGTATAGATGTCGATGTCAACATTAATACCGAAGAAGTTAATATCCATAGGAAAGTCAATTCCCACTCCCTTCTCTAGCTGAGATATCTTTATGGGTTTCACATACCCATCAGTACCATTTGGGTATCCAATGATGTATGAGTCCTGGTCTATAATCAAATCCTGCCATGCCTCGATATACTCTTTTATACCATAATCATTAAGGCAGTAGAATGTCATACTAACATCATCTGATGTAAAGCTATTTGCTACCTTCTGTCCCTTAACACCTATGTAGCGTTCTTGGGTCATAATCTGACGGCCTGGCAAATTAACATCAGAGCACAGTATATTGATAGACTCCATACCATACTTGTTAAAATGGGGAATACTTGGCAACTCTACCTGGAATAGATTACTACGCGCAAATCCACCCTTTCTTGATACCAATGATTTGAGACTGTCTATACCATTCATTTGAGCATCCTTCTGCTGTCTGAGTACACTTTGTTTGCACCCGCTTTGTTCCACTGGGCTGTTGGAAGAAATGTTGCGATCTCCCATTCTGGCGCAGCTATTACTGCCAACCTGCTCTTCACATGAGCTGTTAGATAATGTTTAAAGCAAGGAGCAAAATACTTCATCTTAGAAGCCTTCTTGAGGTACTGATAGTTTACCGCTATCTTAGTCTTCTCATCATAGTACTTGTTACTTGTATTATCAAGCAGACCATCTAGGAACTTAGCTCTAAGCACAGGGGGAAGATAATGGAGGTTTAATCCATAGAATCCTTTAGGAGCGCTATCAACCACGATCACGACAGGGAATGAGTCATAGTATGGCAACGTATCCTTTGTCTTTGGATCATAGAAGAACATTGCCATAGTTCCAGGAGTGACTTTGTCAGTCTGCTCCACAGGCTCTGCTTTCATTAATTCTTTACGGTTCATACGAGCGGCACGCAGCTTGGCTGCACGCTTGCGGAACCATTCTCTTGATTCTTCTGTACGAGGAGTGATTCCTTTGCGGAATGCCTCCATCTCCAGTTTGTAAAATAAATTTGACATGCTGTTATTTATATCTTTTTACGAGGTTTTTTCTTGCGAAATGGCTTCATTGGCTTTAATGGTTTTATAGCACCCTTCTTCGATTGAGTAGGCATAATGCCCATCTCCGTCAGATTCTTCTCTGTCCATATCTCAAAGCCCCAGCCACGATCTTTTGCATACTCTGATGCAGCTTCCCACTTGTTCATATTCTTCACATACGTTGTGGCCTCTCTTATATAACGCTTTGATTTGTCAGGCCTCTTGGGAGGAGCCGTTTCCTTTGCAGGTTTTATCTCAACAAGAATAGTCTTACCGTTCTTGAATGTTATCTTTAGGTCCATGAAGTATCTGTGCATTCGCTTGTCGATGTCCCATCTGTATGGAATGACGACCTCCTCACTAGACCAACTCACGATATTAGTGTTATGATCGCACCAATAAAATGCGTGACGCTCCCACATTGAGCGATAAATAACCTTATCTGCGTCACCTTTGTATTTTATGCGGTTCTTTACGGTATACTTTCCTGAATAAGCCATATAAATACTTTTAAGTTTTTAACTATTTATGGTCAAATAATATGTCGGTCAAACACAAGTATCAATTTCCTCTCGATCTAAAAAAAGTAAACTATAATGCCACTATATCATTTCAAGCAGTTGAACTGCAGGCATATGATGTTGCTACGCTCCTAGGAGCACTGAGTAAAGTGGATCAAAGCGTTGAGGACCCGGGTGCGGATGTAACAGGTATTGCTAAGGCTGCGCATGATGCTGAGAACGCGTATAATAGAGGGGCCCACAATAATAATCACCAGAATTTCCATGGCCAGCAGTATGAGACTCTCGCAGGATCCCACGTAGATATTAAAAAACGATTGGACGTGTGTAAATTATATTTACCCCAAGCCATTCAAATTAATGATGGTGCACAGTATGATAATATTAATTTGGGTATAATGGGCGCCACGGCCGCAGCGGGTATGAATGCTGGAGATGGGGTTATGGGTGCTGCTTGGGACGGTGTGAAGGCAGGAGCTGCAGGGTTTCTCGACGCCTTTAGAACAAAGTCTATGGGAAGTTCTCAGGCTAGATTGGCTGTATCGAGAGCTGCAGCTAAAATTCCAGGGCAGGGACTTACCGGGGCCATACAAGGTGGTACACGTGTTGCTGTTAATCCTAACACCAGAGCCATGTTTAAAGGCGTACCTCTTCGTGAGTTTACATTTACATTTAAGATGATTCCAACATCTAAAAAAGAGTCAGAAGAGATTAAGAATATCATCAAGTTCTTTAGAACAGAACTATACCCCGCAATAATCCCACTTGGGGATGGTGCTAAAGCCATAGCGGCTGGCTATGAGTTTCCAAACGTATTTGAGATCACAATGAACTGGAAGGATAAAGACCAAATAGCTACTAAGATTCTTCCTTCTTATCTAAGAAACTTCACAGCAACATATAACGCATCTAGTATGGGATTCCATGAAGGTGGTGATTTTACAGAAGTTGATATATCCATGACGTTTATGGAACACGCAACTCTTCATAAAGGTCTTATAGGTGAGGGCTACTAATGTTTTTTAACAAATTTCCAACAACTAACTACAGATTTGGGGATGAGTTGGGTACAACACTATTCAACAACCTCTCTGTATATGCAGACATCATCGATCAGTTAAAGGATCAGATAACCTTCTATGAGAAGTATACTATTCTTGATGGTGATAGACCAGACATAACATCGCAGAAGCTGTATGGCTCCCCTGATTATCATTGGACATTTTTCCTCATTAATGATAGTCTGAGAGAGTCAGGATGGCCAATGCCAGAGCGTGAGTTAAGAGCTTTGGTGAAGGGAAGGTATCCTCACAGAACAGTTACATCAGAAAGCATATTTGCTCATAACTTCCTGCCAGGCACATTTGTTACTGGTAAGACATCAGGTACAACAGGTAAAGTGGTTGAGCGTAACCTGGATCTGGGTCAGATAGTGATTGCTTCTGATAGGAACGAGGCTGGTCTCAATAATAACTTTGGCCAGACGGAGCAGATAGCCGCGGGTACAACAGCACTAGAACAAGCATCAAATACTATTATAGCTACTGCAGAGAGTGTTCAATATGACAGTGTGCTTCACTACAAGAATTCTAGTGGTGACATAGTTGACATTGATCCGTATAATCAGTCTACAGCTGGTCTTACTCCCACAACTATTATGGAAGATCATTTAGACTTCAATGATAATCTGAAGAGAATCAAGGTAATCAAGCCTAATCAGATAGCAGCGATTACCAATGAGTTCTTCCAACTACTAAGCGAATAATATGACTACAGAAAGCCAATATAAAATAAAAGAGATTGTGCTTACGTCTGAAAGATGGGGCGCCCGAGAATTTGATATATCAAAGGCTGTAGTTGAGCTCAACATATATGAAGATATTGAAAAGCCATATCTAACAGGCAACCTACTCTATGTCGATAATTTGCAATTTAAGAGCTTTGCGGGTATCACAGGAACCGAGCGTGTAAAGATTACAATTGTCAAGCTAGACAACACAAGCCTTGTAAAGAGGTTTATTATATCGAGTGTTCAGAAAGAGGTGTCGGCCAACGAAAGGACTGATGTAAGAGCCCTACAGCTAGTGGAAGAACATGCATTCCTGAGCTCTTTGAAGAAGTTTAGTAAGGCATATAGAGGATACCCGTCTTTTATTATTTCTAGTATATTATCTGGTCATCTGAACAAATCAGTTGATATGAGAAATGTTGGCCATGAGCAGGAGATTAAAGTAGTTATTCCTTATCGTACTCCCCTTGATGCTGTAGAGTGGATAAGAGACAACATGGCAACAGCCACCGGATGTCCTTACTTCTTGCACGCGTCATTAATGAGTGATAATCTACAGCTAACTACATTAGAGAATCTGATTGGCCAACGTGCATGGAATGATAAAATACCGTACACATATGGATTGGGGTTTCATAGTCCTACTGGCCAGGCTG